TTTTTAAAGCGCCAAATGGAGAAAACGCTCCGGTCATCCCTGCTAACGTTCTTGCCCAATGCGGGGCTTTACCGTTTGTAACCTCAACTAATCCTTGTTCTGCCAATCCTCCAGATGTAGAAGCAATTGCTTCACCGGCTAAATTTCTACCTATATTTTGAGTTCTTGATGCAAGACCAGCGGCAGGAACAGCAGATCCACCAACGTATTCTCCAACCTTTCTTGCAAATCTTTCAGATTTAGTTGTTGGCGCTATATCAGAAAGCCTTTGTCTACCTCGTAAATCTTGAGGTGCTTCCATTATATTTTTAAAAAACTCAGATCCACCAACAGGATTTTCAATTGGATCCATTCCAAAATATCCGCCAACTTTGTTTATGCCTCCTGTAACTAAATCAACAGGCAAACCCATAACGTTAGATGCGCCAACATTTGCGCCAGCAACAAATTGAGTTGCAAGGCCTGTTTCCGGCATATTTTGAGAAATCTTAATTGCATCTTTAGCGTCAAATGCAGTTATATCTTGAGGAACATCTGATCTTGGATCTTTAATGCGAAAAGTTTTTGGCGCCCTTGTTTCAGATTGAAATTTTTTAATGGCATTCTCTTGTGAGTCAGACCATACTTGAACGGCTTCTCCATTATCTGGATTTGTAATTTTATATATAGGCATTAATCAACCTCTTCAATTGTAAACGCAACGCCGTCTTTTTTAAATTGCTTTGGGCCTTTCCCAGATGCGCCTACTTGATCGTCATAATCTTTTGGTAAAGGCGCAACAAGTTCATTTTTCATTTTGACTAGTTCACTTCTTAATTTATTTAGTGCATCTGATTTATATCCATCCAACGTACCGTTATCTTCAAACCATTGCATTTGGTTAGTTCGTTCTTCTACAAATGCCATTGCTGTTTCTAGCAACCTACGAGTATTTCTAATGTTTACTTCTGTTGGTTGCCTTAAATCCCAAGCCCTGCGTAATAAATTTTCTCCTTCACGCTCTGTAAATTGAGCGCCAAGAGTTTCTCTCAAAGTTCTTTGAACCACAGATGCTACTTGATTTCTTGCATCCAAACTTTTTGGATCAACAAGTGCTAAAGCCCATTCAGGCAACAAACCTTTTGAAATTCCAGTTTCTACCTCTCCAGACTCTAATGAATCAACAACACTTTTAAGTGTATTTATTTGTTGCATTTGATCAGGAAGTTTTTCTAGATTTTCTGTATACGTTTTAGCAAAAGCCTTATCTCTTTCTTTTCCAGCTTCTCCAGGAAAATTAACATTTGTCACAGAAGCAGTTGATTTAGTGTATGGGCCACCTATTATTCTGCCACTTGTATTGCTAACTTGGATTCGACCACCTGTTAATGGATCGTGTCCAATTGCTTTGTATTCTTCTGCAGTAAACTCTCTAAATGTTTCTTCAGGCTTTTTGGTAAATTCAGCATATGCTTTATCAAAATCTAAAGTACCAGTAGCTACTGCCTCTGCAAGATCCCTTCTGCCTTTGCTCAATAACCAGTTAGCGCCATCAATAGCGCCTTTGCGCTTTTGAATGCTTTGCATTTGACCTTGCAAAAATTGCCCCCATTGCTGGTTCGGGAATGTGCTTAATGAGTTTAGACCAATAGCTAATGCCAATAAAAATTCTTGGTTACCAAAAGTCTTTTGATAATGATCTTGAGAACCATAATTTCCAGAAAGTCTTTGTTGTGCCTCATTCAATTCGTCAGCTTTTACTCCAGTGTTTTGGCCGTTATATAAAACATCGCCGCTACCATCTTTTGCGTAATCAATTAAATCAGATTTGAGGCCAACGCCTCCGCCTGGTTTAAGCCCTAATCTGCTTTCCTCTTCTCCAAGCCCATATTGATCAATATTTTGATTTTCTTCAATGTATTGAACTGGTGCCATAACTGGATCTATTGGAATTGGATTAGACCCATCAACAACGTCCCTAGGTGCGCCACTTATTTGCCTTTGTTCAACTCCTGGCTGTCCAAGTAATCCAGAAAATCTAGTTGGATTCATGCTCTCGTTTTCCATAGCAGACATGTAACCTGCTGGCGATCCAGATCGATAATCAACTCCAGCCTCTTGATCAATCCGAGGCTGTTGGCTTTGCGCCCTTATCATTTCAGGCGAATATCCAGTAGGGGATCCAGTAACATTTTGAACTGATTGAGGCTGAGATAAAGCCTGCAATATACCTGTCATTACAGGATTATTTGCAGACGAAGTAGGCATTGATGCCTGCGATTGATTGGAAATCCTATTTCGCCTTCTGTTTACAATATCATTAGCAAGAGAAGTAGCGTTTTCTCCTAATAAAGACAATCCTGTAGTATTAGGCTGAGGAGGAACAACTGTTCCTTGACGTATCATTTGACCATCAAATCCAGACTGATATCTTGGTTGTGGCTGACTAGGAATTGTTAATTCAATTGGATCAATCGTTAGCTCATTTGGCATTTGATTTTGGATTTGATTGTCAGCCTGATCTCGCAAAGTTCCAAGATACTCATAATCAATTCCAAGCCTATTAGCCATTTCCATTCTTGCGCGTTCTTGCGCTAAATGAGCTAACCTGTCTCTTCTGTTTCTTTGTAAATCTTCTTCTGTTATTGTTTCAGCAAATGAATCTCGAAAAGTAGCCATTATCTAGCCTTTTAAAAATATTTATTCAAAAACAGTCCTAGTCCGCTTGTATTAACTGGATCCAAGCCAAAATTTGTTGGAGCTTGAAAGTCATATGTATTAGGCATCATTGCATTGCCACCTGTTTGAACTGGCATCTTTAAGCCTGGTTCTGATATTCCTCCAGCACTAAGAGCATAGTCAGTTGCAGGATTTTTATTCTTCATAAATGCATTTGCGGCCATTTGAAGCCCATTGCCATCTAACTGCTGTTCTGTAAATTCAGCTTGAGGAAGTTGCCTTGGTTGTATGCCTAACAAGCCAACTGGCTGTTGTTGTGGAGCCACAGCTTTATTAGCTCCTATAATATTTTTCCCAACGCCAAGTTGATTTGGATCTGTATATAACCCGTAAGGATCAAAAGGATTAATCATGTCTTATCCTGCAGAATAAATTTTTGAATAATTAACTCTCAAATATCCATCATCCCCTTTAACAACAAATTCTGGATTGATTTTTTGAACTTCTTGAGCCAAAACTCCAACGGTTGGAAACTTATCTGCGCCGATAGCTTTACCAATCTTGTTCCATGCCCATTTGTACAGATTAATTCCGTTAGGAAGTTTTCCTATTTGCTTAATGTCTTTTTTAAGCCTTACGTCTGAAGTTGGAAACATTCCAGCTTGGGCGGCTATGCCTGCTATTGTAGATAGCATATTAAATAACCCAGGGCTTCCGCTTTGTGTTGTAGTGCTACCCATAGGAGTAGCTCCAATTGCGTTAGATACATAATTTATTGATGCCGCAGGTGCGCCAGTATATCCGGCGTATTGTTGTTTTGCCGCGTCTATCAATGCCTGCTGAACGCCTTGCTGTAGCGCGCCTTGTTGCATGAGATTTTGCTGTACCGTCTGTCCCATGCCAAATCCAAGATTTGAAATGTTAGCAAGCTGGTTAGCGGCGGCTAGACGTTGTTGTTGCCCTTGCAATCCTGCGCCAACGTTATATTGTTGAGCCGCCATTTGGTTCTGAATATCGGCTAATGCGGCCTGTTGCGCATTTTGGAATCCAGCCTGCCTTAATCCGGCAGACGATTGAGCCAACTGTTGTGCGACATTTCTACCTAATTCTGCCTCCATAACACCATGTCTAGATCCACCAAAAGCTCTAGCGGCTTGCGCTTGTGCGCCAAGATTGTTTATCCCCATCTGAGCGCCACGAAGAATATCAGCCTCATTAGCTTGGATAACTTCATTCGTGTATGGATTCATGTATGGAGCAATATTCGTAGTAGCTAATTGCCCAGCCTGCACTTGCTGTGGCGTGTATCCCATACCTTGTGCCGATCCAATTCCAGCGCTGTATACTCCCTGCGCGGCGGCTTCATTTACATTTGGAACTCCTGCGCCAGCCATATTATTTTCCTTTACTTAATATATATCTTTAGTATTTTCTAGGATTTTGATAATTGTAATAATGAATCCATTCACCAGTGTTTGGATCGTAATCAGAAACCAATCCATCTTCTCTACTTTTTACCAGTAAGTTATTTCCAAGAAGTTCCCACCCATAAGGAATAAATGAACCTGGCGCTTGACCACGTCCTGGAATAAAACTGACCCCTGAGCCAGCAACTGGAGCTATAGCACCTATTGGATTAAGCGATAAACCGCCAGGGCCATATCCAGTTGTTTTAGTTTCAGGAGAAGCATATCCAGGATCTGCCTGATCAGGCTCATTATATGGATCAACAAACAATTTGTTGTATTGAGCAACCTGTCCAGGCATCCTTGATTTATACTCAGCTAGAGCTTGCTCGTACAATGGGGCAGATGAATATGCTTTAAGACCGCCTTCAAATGTTTGTGGCTCTGGAGCCATGCCTTGCATTGCAGTTACAGATCCTCTAGGAACTAATCCGAACGCCTCTGCGGCTCCTATGTTTGCATTAAAAGCCGCCTCTTGAGTAGGATTAAAAGCGGCTATATCTGGGCCAAAATACGGCTGATATCCAATCTTTTGAGCAGTTTCAGCCCTTTCTAAGTTTCTTTGAGCATAAGGCCTCATCCAAGCTGGCATTTCAGTTGTTGAAGTTCGGCTTCCGCCACCTTTTCCGCCACTCATCTAAATCTCCCTTTTAAGCGTTGTAAACTGGTAATCCCAGCCTAACTTTTCTAGTACCTTTTCCCATCCAGGCCTTCCAGCTATAGTCATGACGGTACAGTTATTAGCCTTAGCAAACTGAGCAAATGGCTCATTTAGCTGTAAAATTTCGTTAAGCGTACCACCAGCTAAAAAAACGTGAAAGTGTTTTTGTCGAGGAAATTCAACAAATTCTGTTACCGCACAACTGTTCTCAAGAGGCCACAACTGATAACGGTGGCCAAGAACGCCGAGAGCAATATCGTCAAAACTGTGAGTGTTGCCAGAGTAAGCCAAAGCGTTTTCAATCCAAACTTTGCACCTGACAAGCTCTTCTGTAAGAGTGTTTCTAGCATTATTTGTCATTAAGCTATGCTTTTTATCATCAAAGTTACAGATGGAACTGCTGGGCAAAATGTTTCTGCCGCGTATGATTTCAAGGCTGTATCTAGGTCATCTACGGCAAACATTGCCTCTAAATAGTCATTTGCAGATACATCGAATATGGCCGCCCTTGCTATGGTTTTTGCCTCATCGTTATCGTGCATAGTTATTCTCATGGTGGAACCAGTTACGTCAGTTCCGTTTAACCTTGGCCAAAACCAAAATGTTTTTGCATTCGCTGACTGAGAATTTAGTTGTGCAGTAAAGTGAATGTAGTATTTTCCTGCTTTTTGAAACACTATTCTACTGCTGGGACTGCCTACTGATATATTTTTTGAATATGCCGTTTGGCCCCAAGTTATAGCCGTTGCGGTGTCAATTGCTCCTGCGGTTTGATCGCTAAAATCTAAAAATGCGCCATATCCATAGCCCATGTATTCATTGTCACCATAGGCAAGAGGAACCCATTCTCCGTCAAGAGAAACCACAGGATGCTCAATTGAGCGATCCCACATGAGAACGCCATCTTCTGCGGCTGAGTCTCCGTTGGTTAAACTTCTTAGAACATCTCTTGTCCTAGTTAAGAATGCATTTAACCTTTCGGCCCATATCTGCCAATTTCCTGTATTTGGATTTGGCGGTAGAGGCGAACTCAACGGTTACCTCCTGGCTTGGCCTCGATCCTCATTACGCCAGACCTCCAAGCAGTATTTCTCGCGCCGTCAACGCGCATCCTGACCTGCCTCCCGCTAAACCTAACGTCAGTAGGATTTGACATGGTATACGGCCCAAACGACGATTCTGAGTCATTTGGATAAAACCTAGTTTTAAATGTTACGGTCACGTCACCTTGTGTTTTCTCGTCAGGTATAAGGCTTGTAACTTTCATTATGTTATCGCCAGCGCCAAGGCTTATCGGGCCGGTTTCGGCAAAAACATCATAAGATCCATGCCCCAATTGCTCACTTAACTCTTGGTCGTAAATGTTTCCACTCGCGTCAACCCATATTGGATTTGTGAAAACTCCCCTATCAACGCCGCAAGTCCTGTCGATTTCGCCTATTTCCCAGTGTTTTTCAAGGTAATCAAAAGCTACATATTTGTTGTTCTCTAATGAGTCATTGCTTGGATAGAACCACCATATTTCGCCATACTGACTGTTATGTACAGCGTATGTCTTGCTTATTTGGTTTTTGTTTATATCAGCAAAAACATAATCAGATACGTCACATGGAATCTCTCTTGCTATAGATCCATCGAACATAAAGAAGCCTCTTGCCCCCATCCAAAAAGCGCCATCGTCAATTGACGCTATTGCTTTTCGAGATACAAGACCGCAAGCTGTTCCAACTCTTTCAAACCCATAAACAAACGGTGGCCCTTGATAAGTAGCAGAATGAGCGTCGTTATCAGTTACGATCAAAGTTTTACCTCTAACTCTAGCGGCGGCCATGATTTGGCCATTTGTCTGCAACTCAATGTCGCCAGCTTCGTTTGTAGCGTCTGGAGTCCACGTCGTGTTGTCTTCCCTATCGCACCACTGCACCTTTCTCGGATTACTACCTGCTCCAAGAGCAAATAAGAATCTTTCTTCTGTAACTATCAATCCTAAGTTATCAACAGGTGCGTTTGATATCTGAGCGGCTACAACTCCAGTATCAAGTTGCCACTCATATAACTTGCCATCTTGGGGAGAACAGGCGACGAGATACTCGCCCCAGTTATCCAATGACCAAGTTGTGGCCTCCTGAAATACTCCAGTATTTGGTCTTTCAACTCCGTAGTATCCAAGACCATAATATCCACCTCCATATCCAAGATTGACTGCGGCATCTTCTGATCCTGCAGTTAATCCAGATGGAGTAATCTCAACTACAGTTCCAGACGCATTAACATGGAACAATTTTGCATAAGTTCCGGCAACTATGTGGCTGTCATCTGAGTTATCAACCCAAGAGTGCATTCCTCTGGCGGCGGCATCAAATGCAGAAGAAACTCTGGTAGACCAACCGCCTACAGGCCTCATCGAGCCGTTATGCCAGCGCACTAAACTTGCATCTCGCCATCTGTTTGATTGCTCAAATTCTGTGCCGTTTCTAAAGACTCCGGCCTGTATCTGTAGTGGTATTAGAGCCATTTGTTACTTCCTTATTAAATCTATCACATGACCTAACATATCAAATTCGTGCCATTTAACTGCCATATTGTAAGATTTAGGCATAGCGTGATGATTGTTGTGATATGCGCTATCTAACAGTATCGGTATTGGCAAATTCATCGATTTATCGTTAGTTTCAAAGTTTCTGTATCCAAATTTATGCAGTATTACGTTAGTAAATGACGACATATGGAATGCGTAAATAACAGGCAAAACAAACAAATACAAAGTCGCCTTAAAGTCAAAAAAGCTAGAAATAATGATAATTGACCAATATATTTTGTAATAGTGTTTATTTGTGTTTTTGTGTATTTTGTCCTTTGACAGTCTTTTTATTGTCTTTTGACATATAACAGAGTTTTTGTCAGTACCTATCCAAAACCAAGTCCTAAACCATGAGCTTGCTGGATGCGGATCTCCTTCTTGATCAGCGTTCTTATGGTGAGTAACATGGTTTGCCGCCCATACCATTGGCGGCCCTTGCAAACACATAATTGATAAAAAATTTAATATTTTCTCAACAAAAGAGCTAGTTTCAAAAGAATGATGAGCTAAATATCTGTGACAATAAATTCCTATGCCTAAATGGGCGAACAAAAACACTCCAGCGACAGTTAGCCATAAGAATTTAGCGTCAAAATATAGAAAAATGCCTACTATCCCGATTAAATGTATGAGCGCCTGAGATATAAGTAATTTATGGTGCTGTTTCATGTTATCTAAACCAAGGCCCGACAATCCATGTAACTATGCTACGCCTTATGCCAGACTTTACTGGCTCGACTCCATGATTTATAAAGCTAGGAAACGCAATAACAGTTCCTTTTTTCTGTTCAGGATAAGTTTTAGAATGGCCATTTTGTAAATAAAACTTACCTCCCTCAAAATCATCATTTAAAAAAGCAAGTACAGTTATCTTTCTGCATTCCTTTTCAGATGGGACAAGATAAGTGTCAGGATGACAAACATAATGGCCATTTACATCATATCTTAAATATTCAGATTGATTGCTATGGGTAACATCAAAATTCCAAGAACGCTTATTAATATTAAATCCAATTCCTGTTAGCGTTGCTCCAATACCAATTTCATTTGTTATCTGTATTTTGTTTACATCACGAATACTAAGATCAACTAATCCATTTTCTCCACTTGTAGTACCTCCAACAAATGCTTTGTGAGATTCAGATAATTCAAATTTTTCAATCATTTGATCACAAGCTATATCAGCGATAGCATTAGGCACATACCAATATAATAATTCGTTATCATTTTTATCATCATCAATTTTGTGATGCGATAATTTTTTTCTACGATCAAATTTTTCTTCTGAATATTTTCCGTTTTGATCTACATAATGTAAAAATATTTGCGCTTGCCATTGTCCTTCAAAAGCATCTCTCCAATGAGGAGCAACGCCTCCCTTGTAAACAACAGCGTCTCCTACTTCCATTTCTATTTTATTAACATCTTTGACTCTAAATATTTCGTCAAATTCCCCAATAATCCCTTGATCTGTTTCCTTTCCTGGATTTGCTATAAATATAGGCCAAACATTTTTGTCAAAACCAAGAGTAATAGTTGCGCTGTACTCGCAAGCCGGTCTATCCGTGTGACATAACAAAACTTCTCCATTAAGGTAATACCTAGCATATGCATATGTAGGAAACAATTTTTTCCCAACTTCTTTTTCCATAAACGGAGTAAATTCTTCTAAAACCTTGTCTAAAATATCATGTTGGTGGCTTGAAACAGACGAGCTTTTTGGGCATTGCCCATCGTCCATACCAATATTATTTTCTGAACATTGTCTTAAAAAATTTGTTAAAAAATTGCATGTTTCAATGTGCATTGCATCTTTAATGTGTTTAAAGTTTTGTTCCATAAATCCTTTCTATCATTTCATCAATTTCTATATTAAAAATTAACTGAATCATCTTTCTTGTATTTTTTCTGACGTAATGTATCAATCTTCTATCTTTGTTGCCTTTTTTGATATTTTCTTCTGCCTCAATATCTGGCAATACTGAATGTATTTTTTGAGGATTGAGTATCCATACGTCGCCAGGCTTAGCGCAGAATCTGTAAACAACATCAAGATTTTCAGGTTTTACGTTGTAATAAGTGTCGCCACCATCGGTTGTCCATCTGTCGTCGAACTCATCTTTGCCCTCCCAGAACGATGTAACTTCATTGTTTGTGCTTAGATAAAAGTTGATAACAGACTTGTCTTTTGTGTGTAAATGAGGACTTAGCAACTTTAAGTCGCTAATAGATGAGTCAATACAAAAATCTCTTACTTGCGGTAAGAGATTTAAGTAGTCGTCAACTTCTAACAAATTTCGCCTAATTAAACTTGGCCTGTTAGATATCTTTAGCTTTCCATGCTCGCTTAATATCTGTCTATCCCGATCCTCTGGAATTGGAAAACTGATATCTAGCTGTTTGGCGTACATCAAACAAATTTTATACCAAAACAATCTTGATTGGCGGTAACCGTTGTATCAGATGATTTAATTTTTAATTGAGTTGGATTTGTAATCGTTTGTCCGTTTACTGACAATGATCCATTGCAAAACATAATTTTTGTGTTAACCGGCAAGTTCTCTGAGCTTCCTGCGGCCAAAAACCACTTCTCGCAATCTGGCAAATAATTGTTATTTTCTTCTGCCGCTATGCACCAAACTTCAGTATCGCCAACAATTCCATGACTTACCGTTCCTGAAAACGTTAAATCATCTGGAGTTACCCATGATCCAGTATGCCAATCTGGTAATGCCTCATTTGTAGACATTACGACGTTATTTACCATCGAGCCTTTAGTGAAATAGTTAAACCATTTTCTATTGGCGGCATAAGCTGGAAAATATGGCTCTGCATCTTTAAATATATTGTTATATACAAGAAAGCCAAATGCTCTATATACTTTCCTTTGCATTTTTATACCTCCACCGATGGAATTTGCTCTTCTGGAGAGTTATTAACCAAAAGGTCTGAAACATTAAAAGTTTTAACCTGATTAACCATATTTTTATATGAATTAGTTTTATCAGAATTACTTTTAAGAGATTCTTGCCTTTCAAATTCTTGGCACATACCCATTCCACATCTAGCCAACTCAGTCATTACTTCTTCTGTAGTGCTTGCGTCAGGCCACATTAGTACAGGCTGAAATGCAAATGATCTGTAATCATCTGGATTGTTTGATTTTGTAGTATCAGAAGCAAATGAACAAATTAATGATCCACTTTCTTCGTCAAAATCTATTATTTTTACTGTAACTGTTTGCATAATGTCCTCTTTTTAAGAAACTTGACCTAATCTTGTTCCGGTTGCTGGATATGTAACGTATGGATTTCCTACCAAATAATAGCCTCTTGTGCCTCCACCGGCTCCGCCCCTTATAAAATCAGGAGCAAACCCAGGCCCACCATTTCCTGGGCTTCCACTGTTACCGTTAGCGCCTTGTCCGCCTCCAGATCCCCCTGGCCCTCCTGGCCCACCATATGATGGGTTATCTGTTGTTCCGGCACCTCCGCCTCCGCCACCAGTAGGCGATCCACTGCTCCCTGGCGCACCGTTAGCTGTAGTATTTTGGCCGCCAGTAGCCCCAGATCCAGCATTATATCCTGCTCCGCCGCCTCCGCCGCCGCCACCATAAATGACGACTGTTGGGCCTCCTTGTTTTGGAGGCCTTGGTTTAGTTCCAGCGCCACGTCCTCCGCCACCTCCTCCACCACCGCCTCCGGCAAGCGTTCCATTGTTGGTAATAGTAGTTGCAAAATTAACATAAACAGCATTGCCGCCATTGCTACCACCAGACGCATTCTCTGGCCACGGTGGGTTGCCGCCTCCTATACCGCCGTTTCCTGCCATCCCAATAACAGTTCCGTTGTTCACAACTGTTACAGTGTCTCCCGATGTAAAACTTCCAGGGATTGAAAGTGCGTAACTTCCTGTAGAAGTTGATCCTACAAATACTCCTGGATTGATAGTCAATGTGATGTCAGTAGATCCTGCAGAGTATCCAGGATTACCAGAAACATTACTCCAAAGATCGTAATTTTGAGTATTTCCACTAATTGTTAATGGCAATCCAACTCTATTTTGAGCGCCATAAAAATTTCCTACAGCTATTTGACCAGAAGTAGGTATTGAAGTATTTGTTGGTGAGTCTGGAACTTTTCCGCCGCCTCTATAAAACTCGCTCATAGAATGAGGCGCAGTATCCGAAAACTCAGAAGCTATTTGACTTATACTTATAGTCCCGCTACTTGGTAACGCCATTTATCTATCCTTTACATTGTGCCGTATGCGGTCACGTTGCCAACAACTGTAAGATTTCCAGAAGCATCTAGCTTCATTTTGTTTGTACCGCCAGTTGCAAAATACAAAACGCCAGCAGACTCAGTAATCGTCCAATCGCCAAAATCAATTGTAGGTATATTTACAGTTCCTGTAAAAGTTGGGCTTGCAATTGGAGCTTTTGCGTCTATCTGAGTTTGTATTGCCGACGTAACTCCGTCAGTATAATTTAGCTCAGTAACAGTTGCGGTAATGCCATCTAACGTATTTAGTTCTGCGGCAGTAGCAGTTACTCCATCTAGAATATTAAGCTCTGCGGCAGTCGATGTAACTGCAACTCCATTAACTGTAAGAGTTGATAGATTTGGCGCAATCGCCGTTGTTCCATCTAGCAAATCATCGAGAGTATCTAAGTTAGTATTTAACTTGGTTCCCCAAGTATCTTCAGATGCGCCGACTTCTGGTTTAGTGAGGCCGTAAGTCGTCGTTGTAGTATCAGCCATTTTTCACTCCTTTTAAGCGGCTATTTGTGTCCATGTTACAGAATTTACAGGAATTATCTCCCATTTTCTTCTTCCTATAACCACCAATGAAGATTCCGATGCTTTTATAGAAGAAGCCAATCTAACTCTAGTGCCAGCAACAGTAGGTGACAATGATGCTGAAGGCGCTACCGCACCAGATAAAGTGCCTTGACCATTTGCGATAATAGACAAAGATGGCGATATTGTGTTTGGCGACCCGCCAGCAGTAATTTGGCCAACGCTACTTACACTAGATGAAGAGGAAAGTGATCCAGATCCATCTTTTACTATTAAACCGCTAGAAGTTACAGATGCAGATGGAGAAACAGTTGTTGCGCCTAAGAATATTCTTTCACAATTAGCGGTTACGCTAGAGCTACAAGGAATATCAGCAGATCCGCCAGCAGTAACGATTGCATTCGCACTAGATACTAAAGATGTTGCGCTTATAGTTGATCCGTCGCCAAATCTTACTCTTTCAGCAGAAGATACGGTCGTCGATGACGTTTCTACAATTGATGTTACAAATTGTATCCTAACGCCCTGAGTTCCAATCGCAACTTGTCCGTTAACTGTCGCAGAAGCATTAACTGTATATGTGGCGTTAGCCGTCAAAGATAAAGCTGGGGCAATAGTTGATGCCCCTAACTTTATTTTTGTTCCGCTTGAGGATAAAGATGCTGATGCAGAGCCCGCCGCAACAGCGTCTACATATTTTGTAGTGCCAAAATATCCGTCGCCATAATTGGCAACACTATATCCTCTAGCCATCTATATTAGTCCAGCGTAATGTCAATATCTCCAG